TATTATCTTTTTCTTCTTCTACTTCTTTAACTTTGCGAAGTTTGATTGGATCAATATATCGTAATTCTTGAATGCCCTTTTTAGCATTCTTATTATCTATAATGATGTGGTACGGCAATCTTCCGTCGATATACCACTTTCTAAAAATATCATGTCCATGGTTGCTAAAATTCATTAATGATAGCACACGGTCGAATTCTTCTCTAATAACATCTTTAATGTTATCAGAAGCGTCTAACTGATCTAATATAATATTAACTGGAGATGAGTCATGGTCACCAACAATAGCTTCGTTTACAATATCGGAAATCGCTGCATCACATTCTTGTTGTGCTGCAATATCACGATACTTAACGATGAGTTCAGCTTCGTTCTTGGCAGTATCACCATCCAAATCTAAATACGAACCAAAATGCCCACCGGCCGTAATTACGCCAGCGCCATCGCTTTCAGTGTCCGCAACAAAAGAGATAGGTTCTTCTTCCGTCTTTCTCTTTATTGAAAATCCAAAAAATTCTGCCATTTTACGTTCTATCCTATAGTAACTATCAGAAGGGGGAAAATTCCCCCCTCCCTTTAGTTTTATTTATATGCTTTAAGAAGTTGTTCCAGATTCCCAATACTGTACTTGGAGCTCAACTGTGAACTCTTCGATAGTATTTTCAGAATCATAACTAACATCAATTGCACTCAAGTTAGTTGGGAAAGCACCACGAATATCGTATCTCTTGGTTACTTCACCAGCTTTATTCAACTGCTCAACAATCAAATCTGCTTGATAATCAGTTGGGTTAGAAAGACCGGTATTATTAACATGTTCGTTAATACCGTTCATCCAACGTTCAAATGCATTACGAACTTTGAAATCGGCATCGTTAATGATGGTCAAAGTCATTGGTTCGAAAGTACGGTCACCAGCAATTTGCAATTGACGTCCACGGAATGGAATCGTAATTGGTGAAATTATTGATGCAGGCATTTGAGCGCCCTTACACATGAATGATGTAAATTCTACATCGCCTTGAGCATAGCCTGGGAAGTTACATGTTACTTTGAACATGTTGGCCCGAGCACCGCCGCCGGTTAATTTTGACTTAAAGTCGTCAACACCTAAAATAGCCATTGTCTAATCCTCCCTTATGAGCCAGCAATTTCAGAGAACTCAACACCAGTTCTCGTTGCTATAAAGTTTAAAGTAATAAAGTTAATTGATCGTGCAGGCTTGATGTACATATCACATACAAAACTGTTTGAGTCAATAACTTGTCCGGTGTTGTTAGTTTCGTCACATACAACCAAGAAGTCAGTTAGACCTCTACGTCCTTTAACATCACGTAGGAAGGGTTCAACCAGGTTTCTAAATTGTGCTCGAGTGAACTCATCATTGAATTCAAAGAGTGATGCTTTAGCAGCAGTAGCAATTGCTTTTTCCAATACAATGAACAATCTACGAACATTGATTCGGTCGAATGCAGAAGGCTTAGCTTGCAAAGTTTTATCACCAAACATCTGGATACCTTCGCCAGGGAAAGCAACCAAAGGGTTAATACGAGCTTTGTACAAAGTATCTCGATCTGCTTTCTTAGGGTTAACCGCAAGCTTAACAACGTTACGAAGTTGGCCACGAGTCATACCAGCAGGTGAGAACCATGCATCAGCTACTCGGTCAGTGTTAGCACAAAGGCCAGCAATATGACCAGCAGCACCGATCCAGCGATATACGTCATTATACTTGTCGTACACATATACTGCAGATGAATCAGTTACACCATACGAACTTGAAGGTAGGCCGTCAGCCCAACCCTTAATGTTAGCAATAGCAGAAACGCCACCGTCAACACTATCTTCGATTGGAGGAGATACAAAGGCAACACAATCTTTACGTGCTTCTGCGATAGCAATCAGATACTTAGCCATGGTATCAACACCATCAGCATCAGGAGCACCAAACAGAAGGTTAACATCTACGGTATCAGCATCTTCTAGAAGGTCGTAACCAGCTTGAAGCTCAGCAGTACCTACACTATTATCTGATGTTGCACCAGAAAGTGAAGTAGCTACGAGAACTGGGTCAGTGTAAGTAGAAGTTACTGAAAGTAAATCACCGCCGTCGGTCATAGCCGCATCGTGTGATCCCCAGTAAACATACTGTGATTGTGAATTAATTACGTTTTTGTAGTAGTTAGTACTACCATCGGTTTTCTTAGCATCAGCAGCTTGTGATACGAATGCGAAGGTTTCAAGCACAGTTCCTGGAGTACCAGAGATTGCACCGTCTTCATCAATAACCGCTACATGAAGTTCGTCGCCTGCTGCAGTTTGTCCGAGATTTGTTGCATACTCAGAAGTACCTGGAGCAGAATCAAAGCTAGAAGCAGCAGTCATACCAGCAAATCCAGTAGGACCAGCAATTTCAACTTTAAGTGAATTACCAATCTCACCTTGTTGACGTGCGATCCATACAGAACCAGTTACTGGAGCGTAGTCATCTTCATTAGCAATATCGGCAGGAGTACCAGAAGCAGTTGCGTTGTCGGCAGAAGCGCCAACCACACGGACTACTTTCAGTGCATTACCATATGCAAGGAATGAAGCTGCGGTTAAAAAATGTTGTGCTGTAGTGTCGTCAGGTTTGCCAAATACTTCCGCAAGTTCTTTTTCAGAACCAACAGTCACAATTTGGTTTACCGGACCCGATGTAAATGCTCCTACAAAACCACCGATAGAGGTGGATACTGCAGGAACAACGTTTGTGGCGTCAATTTCTTTGACTTCAACGCCTGGTGAGACTTGAAATGCCATTGTCGTGTCCTCTCAATAGGTTTAATAAGTGTGTTAACATAATACGATTATATTCAATACTATTATTTATAATATTTATAATCCTAGTATTGACCGTTAGATCCGACTGTCCTCCACACTAAACCATCTCCGCCTCTTTGGATAGTCTCATCTTCGCCATATGCGTCTGATGATATAAGGCCAAATGGTAACATGTCATCTTGTATTGCTTGTAACTGCTCACGATATAATAAATTTTTCATATTAATATCAGTAATACCATTAAATATATCTGTGCTTACGAACCAACCAAACATAACTAGGTTCATCATCAGGTCATCATGGTTGTTGCCAGACGCGGCATACGAGCTACCATGAGCGACGAATGTACCCATCTCTATAAGTGTATTTGCATCAACGATTTCTAATTTACTCTGTTCAATAAGATCTTTGATGTTAGAACAACCAATACGCTTTACTCTACGTGTCATTGTGGCACCAATAGAGTTAGCTTTGACCTGAGATTCTACGTAAAGGTTTTCGTATTCTAGGTCATAATATAGACCATTACAAACAATAGCACCTTGATCATTTGATTCTACTATTATATATGCCTCGTTATAAGCGGTGGCATATTTGTAACAAATGTCTGGAAGCAGTAGCGGTGAGATATTATTATCCCGGAATACCGCAGCTTGTTTAAACGGTTGTGTTGATACATCAATTATAGTGAATGTACTATAGTCTTGTCCACGACCTTTTGCAACATCAACCATCATTAAGTATGTGTGATCTTCTATAGGCTTCTCGTATACATATACGTTTTCTTGCGTATAGACCGGATCTTTTGCTTGTTGTTTGAGCAAGCACTCAGAGCTAATAAGTGTATTACCACGACCATTAAATGTATTACCGAATTCTTGGTCGAACTGAATCTGCGAAGTATTCGAAATTGTCTGACGCTTCCATTCTTCATCTCGACCTGGTACATCCCACCAGTCTACACGGAATGATTTAAACTCATTGGTACCTTGTACAGCACCTTCCCATAGTTTATGGAATACATTACCAATACCATTTGCTGTAGAGGTAATAATAATTTTTGTATCTTTACCAGACGATACAACCGGATATGTAGAAGTATAGAATGTAGCATCATTTTCGACAAATGCAAATTCGTCAAGGAACAGTAAGTTAATAGACAAACCACGAATAGATGAACCAGATGTTGCAGCCGCGATTATCTTAGAGTTATTAGAGAACTCAATAGAACCTTTGTTTACTGCTTTACATCCTGGTTGCAAAAAGAATGGTAAGTTTTCTAAGGCCAACGTAATACGAGCCAACATCTCTCGTGCAGTAGCACCTTTGTTAGCTAGGATTGCAATGTTCTTTTCTGGATGAAATACTGCATACCATAGTAAGTATACTACCGATGAGATAGATTTACCAGACTGTCGACAAGCTAATACGATAGAGAAGCGGCTTTTTGTAAAATGGTTAAACATTCTCTCTTGATAATCATAGAGATTAAATGGAACCAAGCCTTCATCGAGTGAAATAATCTTACAGTACGTAATAGCAAAGTACGCAGGATCATTCATGCACTTAATATATTCTT